TCAGCAGCCTTAGAGCTGGTATCGATTGATTTCAGCTCAGGTTGAGCTACCGGTGCCGTTACACCGTTGGTTTCGTCGGTCATGATGTTTACCTTTTGTGCTGGCAATGTCAAGGCGTGCCAGCATCGCCCGTGTTAGAAGCCTCCGGTATACACATCGGGACTGCTCGGCCCAATCTGCGCCTCGTGCGGTATGGCAAAGCCTGCACCCTGTTCCGGTGCAAGTGCTGCACCGTTCTGGATCATCGTGGCGTGACCTTCCGCTTCGGTGCCGGGGATCTTGGCAACGAGGCTGGCGGTCTTGGCCTCTTCCAGTTGCACCTGCGTCTGTGTCTTGGCGGCAATGTCCTGCGCACGCGCCGTCGCGAGCGTGGCTTGTGCCTGATGATGGGCAGCCTGCGCAATGACCTGCGGCGGCGGCGGTGCGGGCGGCGCGGGCGGCGGATCGTTCGGTCCTGGCGGGATAATGCCCTGCTTGACCAGCGCCGTACGAATCCACTCCACAGCATCGTCAATGCCTGGAACGTCCATCGACTTCATCATCAGGTATTGGCCGATAGCGCCAACAGGTCCCGGCGTCTGCGCCACGGTCTGCGCGAACTCCGCCAGTTCCATGCGAGCCGTCTCGTAAGACTTTCCGACCGTTACCGTCACATCATACTTACCGCGTGAGAGGTCGTTTTCGACGTATTCTTTCCCGGTAACCGGGTCAGTGACCATCTTGTTGATCGTGACGTATTTTTCTGCCAGATCAGGACCGAGGATGCGGATCGAGCGTTCGGCATCGTAGTAATGCGGGATAGCGTCTACCAGAATCTCTCCCAGTCGCTTGAGCGCTTTCACCTGATTGTCCACATAGACGAAGTTGACCACCTCCGCCTGAGCGTTACGGGCCATGATGGCACGACCGCTGGTTTCATTGGACTGGTTCCCTACCGACGCGTCATACACCCCGGTCGTAGCCTTCATCTCATCGACGGTGATATTGGATAGATTGGCGAGAGCAGACGGCAATTGCGCCATCGGCTCGCGCGATGGACCACCAGGTGCATTAGGATCAGCGTTGAACAGCAATACCGGCGGATCGTCATAGCCAAGTCGTTCGTAATAGCTTTCCAGCCCCTTGATCATCGCTGGCGTGGCTTTGAGCGGACTGTTAGGAAGTTTAGCGACCACTTCCACCATCGAAGACATCTCGAAGTTGTGAATGGTCTGCGAGTCACGGGCAAAGCGCGTCATGCCTGAATAAATCTGCTTGCCGTCGATGCTGATCAAATCGCCCCATTGCGGAACAATCGGGATCATCGAACCGCCCCATTTCGTCGGCTCTTCCAGCTTGCCATTGCCTGAGACTGGGCAACTGTAGATCACGTCCACATCGACTTCGCGGGTGGATTTGATCGTAACGGCAGCAGGCGCAGCAGGCGCTTGTGGTGGTGGCGTAGCTGAAGCACCGGCAGGCGGAGGCGGAGCATTGGGATCGGGCGTTGCAGGTGGCGTAGCTTTGAGCGCATCGCTCTGCGCTTTCTGATAGCCCTCGTAATCCTCTTCATCGACAATCGAGCCATCGGACAGCAGCAGGATGGTCTTAGGCTGCTTCTCGGCATACCAGTACTCGGCAATGCGCACCATATCTTCGGTGCACCACAATAAGTCACTATCGCTGTCAGTTCGGGCTACATCAAAGTCCACCACTTCTGCGTTAGGCCAGCGTGCTGTAAACGTGGCCTTGGGGATTAGTTCCGAAATGAACCAATACCTAGCGTCAGATCGATCGAACTTCCTTGCTGATGGATCGCAAAACACGGTCATTGGGTCAAGAACCGCCTCGATCTTCAGGCATTGATCGAACGTATCGGGCGACTCATAGTCCGACTTGACGCGAAGAACTCCATAGCCGCCGCCACACGACCACTGGAAGGCCGTGTCATAGGCGTTGTCTGCCGATGAATCGACCTCGATATTCTTGATCATCCCGTTGAGTACTTCTGCCGTATCAACGTCCTCGTCATTGGAAGCTCGGCACTTGATCTCTGGTTTGTTTTTAAGCTGCTGCCCCGTCACACGACGAATCAACTGTCGAACCCGGTTGAATTCGTAATTGGGCTTATTGCGGCGTTTTGCGGTTAAGTGAGCATCCCATTGATGCCCAGCCACAAAGGCGAACTTCATGTCCTCGACGCACTGGCGACGCTGCTCGGTGTCGAATGTCATGGCATCGGAGGCGCGTTCAAGCATCTCCTTGGTCCAAGAATCTTTCTCGACAACCTTCTGTTTCGTTTCTCCACCCGTTGAACGGTAGGTTTTCGACTTGTTAGCCATTGAACAGTTCCTGGCGCTGGCCGAAGCCTTCACGGGTGAATTGGGTGGTAAAGGATATATTTGGCATAGCGCCGAGGTTTAGCGTGGCGTAATCAACGGCAATTAGACCAGCCGCATCAGCGCTATGGCTTGACCAATCATGGTTAGGACCTAAGCCGATATTGCGGTTCTCATCGCGCTTTTCGTGATACCAGCCCAGCGCGGAGCGTCCTGCTTCGGTCTTTTTGTCGTCAAACCATATGGAAGGGAACAACCTGCGCAATGCCTCGATGCGCCGGGAAGCGGCACCCGCACCCATATTAGGGATAACGCGCACATTGAACTGCGCTTCACGCAATGCGCTCTCGTAACTGACCTGATAAACCTTGTCGTGCTGTGCGCCATCGTGAGGAAGCACCATTTCCGCGTTGCTGTAACCGCTGTCCCTAAGCCACTGAACGTGAGTACTCAAAGGCTGACCAACCGCCTCATAGTGATTAAGGAGTCGAACTTCCTTGCCGATGAACTGATCAATCCAGATAGCGCATGCATCAGCCCTGGCGCCTGTTCCACCAATGTCCCAATGCGCTCTAATCATCATCAAAGGGTCAGCGGAAAGATTGCCGATGCGTCCCTGATCCTTGGCTTCCGCTAAAGCTTTGGCGTAATACGCGCCCTCAACGGATCGTTTATAGCCGCCTTCCCATATGTGATCGTACTGATCTGGCCGTTCTTCAAGGTCACGCAAGCGCTCACGTTCCAGTTTTGCGGGGAACTTGGGGTTGTCACGCCAATTAAGCTCGACCATCCGCACGAGAGAGTCAGTCGATAGCCGAAATCGCTTCTCGACGGCGTCAACTTCTCGCTCTGGGTTCCAAGTCACCCACAACTCGGCGTTCCAGTCCGTTCCCTCTTCACGCAGCGTAGGAATCAGCGTAGACCAAGCATCGTTCGTGACCGGGCTGGCCTCATCCACCCAACAGATCAGGATACGACCCTTTGACTTGATGCTGGCGATATTCCTGTCTAGACCGGAGAATGCGAACGAGATGCGCCCATCCTTGGATTTGATGTACTTATCGCCTACATCGTAATAGTCAGCTAGCCATTGTTCGTCTTGAATCGCCCGCTTCACTTCCTCAAGGCTGGAATCCTCAAGGGAGTTCATGAATAAGCGAGCGCAGACGATGATGCCGCTTACTCCGCTGGAACCGAATATCATCCCTCGAACAGCTGCCATCTTGGCGAAGCTTCGAGTTTTTCCAGAGCCGCGCCCACCAAAAGCCCCACGGACGTCTGCTGCTCCCAAAAAGATAGGCCGTAGCTTTGGAGGAAGCTGGACAGTGACTTCGGTCAAGGTTTGTCCATATCGGTAAGACGGATCGTTGTGACGTGCTGGATAGCATCGCCATCAAGACCTGAGTGCTCTGTGCGCGACAGCTTAGGCACGCTGAACTCGATCAGGTCTGTGAAACAGTTGAATGCCGCCTTTGGGCCTTCTGTCTCGGCTATCTGATCAAGCCATCCCTGAAGCCTCTCAGCGTTGCCGTCGATAAACTGGGTAATAGCCTCCCTTGCACGCTGGGTCGCCTTATTGGACGTTCCAGGTGCCCTACCGCCTGTTTTAGGTTGACCTTTACCAGCCATTTCTATAGGACTCTACAAAAGAGGTGAGATTTATCTAACTGTGAGACTAAAGTATCTGTACTTGATCGACTACTAATTAGGCAAATAAAAAGGGCTTAGCCACCCTTCGCATCTTTGCCATACACAAGCTCTGCCTTGAGCTTCCTACGTGAATCGCGTAACCGGTCAATCTGTTTCCTCAGGCCATCAATGACAATCGTTGCCTCGTCTAGCTCAGCATTCCTCGTCTCAAGCAGAACGATAAGCTCATCACAGGTCAGATCGAACAGAATCACCTTACCCCCGCATAGTACATCGCCCGACCCATAACGACAGAATGACGCTGTAGCGCCATGGTAATGCAGTAGGTGAGGTAGGTTTGGCTCATCAGTCATCGAACCCGTATGGTGTGATCCAGCATGCCAGCGAGTGACGCCAGTTGTCTATGCGTGAATTGATTCGATCCTTGGCTTTCTTCCAGGGTGAGCGCGTGTCCGGCTTAGGCTGCGCCCACAATGGCCGTGGTATTCCTTTGAGGCAATCCATTTCTACCTTCAAGTACGCGGTAGCACGTTCTGCAATCATCTGTGGCGTCAGAATTTCCATATTAGCCTCCCTTGAACCACTTCATCGGCTTATCGGCAACCTTGCTGGTCGTTTTGGGGCTATTGGACTTCGCGGCTTTCTTAGTCGCTACCGTCTTGGGCAACGTCGATTTGCTTTTCATCTTCATGCGCATTCCTCTAGGAAATTCATGGCTTGTTCGTGCTGACGGTGCTGTACATCCATTGTCATGTAGGTCGTGACCAATGCGTTGATCAATTCCCTCTTGGATAGCGAACGCAAATCACGCGATCCCCACATACCCATAAACGGCAAATCTTCTTCGTCGATCACTTGAATCCTCGTGAGCTACGGTGACTATCCAGCTTGGCGCGTGCCTTGGCCTGGATCGTATCGTCGGTCTTGGCGGATATATTACCCGCATTCTTGGCACGTGTTGCGCCTGAGATAGCGGCTCGCAGGTGATTTTTGTCATTTCCAGGGAAAGTGCGACCCGGACCAAGAAAGTCTGACTTAGGTAGAGACTTGCGGGCTTTACTCGATAGCTTAGCCATAACACATCCTCATTTTAGGCCCAATAAGGGCTGCGACGAATTGTAGTCCGGTTTGGTAGTTCAGGTAGTCAACTTTGCACTGAGAAGGTGTGCGCTTGTTGTTGCATTGCTCTTTTGAAGTCGCCCAGCGGCAATTTTCTGGAGAATATCCTTGGTCATTGTCGATCCGGTCTAGAGACATGCCCTCTGGTCGATCACCCATGTCCCGCAAGAAAACGCTGAAGTCAGACCAGGCATCGCAAACAGAAATGCCTCTACCGCGGTAGAGATTCCATACATCAGACGAAGGTTTCAGGCATCTTCGCCGCATTTGGGCCCACACGTAGTACAAGGGATGGGAGTGGGAAAGTCCATGCTTGAGAGACCTCTTGCCGTTTGATTTCCTCATTTCGGCCCCCAAGCATCCACATGACCTAGTAGGCTTTATCTTTGATCGAAGTGCGTCCTTTCTAACAACACTTTGGTTTCCACACGAGCATCCGCAAAGCCAACGATAATTTCCTTTTTTGTCTACAGAAGAAAGACTTAAAACGATCAATCTTCCGTAAGTATTTCCAGTTTCATCGCTAAAAATCGACACTTTCATGCATCAACCTGGACGGAATATGGACCGTTGGAGTTGTTGTAAAACGCATCCGGATATAAAGGTGTGTCCAAGACCTGGAAATGGAACTCGACGTTGGTGACTTCCTGATTGCTCCACGTGGCGGTCGCTTTCAGAGCTGCAAAGCCAGCGAAGTTGAATTTCACGTCCACGGCTATTCTTCGCCCCGTTGACTCGACCCTGGGGTTCGACATCAAGAGCGACCAAGGGGACGTCGTATCGAATCGAGCGTGAGTGATGGTGCAGCCTAAAGGCATAGCCCCATTGAAGTCTGCCACGCAACAGCGCTTGGAAAACCTACGGATACGCCTAGACTCATTGCGTGCAGCTGTATAGCCACTCACGAACGCCCGCGTCACTCGGCCAAGTTCACCACAATCAGGTGGTGGAGCAGGCGGAGATGGATTCGATGATGGCGTAAGAATTGCATCCTGCGAGTACAAGTAATTCCCTACACCTAGCGTTACAACGACTGCATCGCCAGCATTAAGTGCGAAAGAGAAAGGGTATGTCTGACCATTCGTCAATGATTCGGCCGCAACGGCAGTGCCATTGACTGTTATTCCGAATTCCGTCGCATCCGCACTCGTCGAAGTGATCGATCCCGCCACCACGTCGCCATCATTAACGGTGCCTTGGTATTGCATCGTAGCGCCGTAATAATACGTTGGACCGTCTCCACCACTGCCGATGTACTCATACTCGGTCCCCGTCCAGTAACTCGGTGGCATACCGTAGTTATCATCATACCAATTAGCGCCATCAAGCAAGATATTAGCCACGGGCAGACCTCAGTTCGTCATGGTGTTTGCGGCGTAGCGCTCTGCCACCACTTTGATATATCCGATGGACATAGTTTCGAGAAGATATATCAATGCAATACTTTCCGTCAACAGCATGCATCTGCGCTACGTCACCGCATACAACCCACTGTGTATGATCAATCAAATGTTCGCGCCGATAGACGCATAGATGATGGCGTTTCGGACCATCCAGAAGATTGCCATTTTGCAGCGTGGATTCAGCGCAGAAGATCGCATCAGGTAAATCCAGTAGAGCCTCATCCAGCGCATCAAACGCGCTTGGAAGAAGATAGTCGTCGTCATCGACATAGGTCACATAGGGGTATTTACCCAGCGTATAGCCTTCTGCACGGCCTTTCCCTATGTGACCGGTATGGTATGGTGCGACATGCACTTTGATGGCATATGCAGCCCTTCTGCGCGCTTCTTGGATGCTCGATAGACACTCGTCCAGCCAATCTCTACGCGTGTATGGACTAATGATTACATGCACATCAAGCATCATTCATCCCAGATAGGTAGCCAGCAAAGCTTCGCAGCTTGACTGACTCAGTGCAGGGTCATCACAGGGGAGAAATGACTTTCTGCATCGTCGTTGGTCAGGGATGTAGGATTTGAACCTACGGCTTCTTGGTTCCAGGCCAATCTCTCTGCCAGACTGAGATAATCCCTGATACTTACTCAACATAGCATCAGGCGATATGTCTGACACTGATCGAATCATTGCGCAAATGTTTGGTCTGCTCAAGAGCATCCTGTGCATTGAGGTGAATCAGATATTTCATCCGTTCTTCCATCGCAAAGCGAGCAATGGCCTTGTCTGCATCGCTCAATACGAATTCGAAGTCGGTCGATTTCTCGTTGTCGCTGATCTTGATCATGGCCTTTCCCCTAACCTGCGTTAAACGATGCAAGGATAATGCCAGATTCTCCGTCATAGGCATCCCAAAGCAGCTTAGCTCTGACATTCTCAGGTTTACTTGACCAAGAATCATAGAAATCTGGATGAAACTCTTTGGCTGATTTTTCGTCAATTGCCGCAACAACACATCCATCAAATGTGTCATAGCCTTCGTTTTCTTCTTGTGTAAGTAACCAAAGT